TTTAAGTCCATCATTAACACTCGGAATAGTGAAAATCACATCTCGAATTTTACCTAATTCGTCGGTCATAACCGCATCACCAAGCGCACCACCTAAAGGTTTACAATAAGCATCAACGTTTACACCATCAAATTCAAAATGCATTTGAACAGAAGGTCTTAATTTATCAGCCTTTATTGTAATATCTTTAGAACGCATCCAACCGATAGAAGAAGAATCTAATACTTTATTATCTAAAGTTGTTCTGATGTCTTTTGCTTCTTGGTAAGTACGAGTTCCAGATCTTACTGAAGTAGAAGTTCGTGTTTGGTCTTGTTTCCATGTGTCTGATTTCTTAATAACATCTTGCCACATATCAAATTGCTTAGAAGGTCTGTTTGTAGGAGCAACATCTCTTGTTCCACCAATCCAAGTGTTAGTTGCCATCCAACCTTGATTCCAAATTTCCTGAAGACTGAATCCTCTAATATTGGTGTGTCCATTTGCCGCAACAGTACCGTCCATTTGAGTAACGTCTACACGTCCTTCCCAACCATGTACATTTCTTGTGCGTCCTCTAAATTTAGTTTCAGAAGAACCTGCCACGAAATCTTTAGCTGCACCAACATCGTTCCAACCAGTCCAAGTAGTTGCCCAAGCACCCCAACGAGTTTGGGTACCAAATGCTTCAACCTGTGCTAACACCGCGTTATTGTTTTCATTTTGTACAACTACGTCTGGTCTAAATTGGTCTTCAAACCAAGTATCAGAAGATGGGGAAATTTCTAAGAAACCTGTCCATGACATTCTTGCGAATGGGTTTAAGTTTAAGAAAGATGAAGCAAAACTTTGAGACAACCAACCCTCTTGTACAGAGAAATCTAATGTCCATGTCTTACCTTCAGCACTCTTTCTTAAACCTGTTACTCCACTGTCCATTTCAAAGTCATACCCTTTCATTTCGAAAGGAGTAGTGCAAATACCTGCTTCTGGGTAAATAGAAACGAAATATTCGGCACTAGATACATCACCAATACCGTGGTCAACAAATGGGTCAATTAGCATACCATTCTTATATCTTTCAAATCCGTCGGAATCTATAACCTGCATAGAAGCAGTATCTTTTTCTAATAAGTTTAATGCTGTGTAATATTCTAATGAAGAAATACGTTCGTCCAACTCACGTAAATCACTCATCTTATAATTCTTATTGTCAATATGTGTAACTGAAATGTTCTTAGCTGCATATGTATATGGAGGTACATATAAATTATAAAGAGTCATTTCAGATTCTCTTTCCTTTGGAAGTTTTGCTCCTTCTGAAGAGAACCCTTGTTTGATTTCAAAAATACCATCAGTATTTAGAATCAATCTATCAGCACGAGGTAAATAGTAATCGTACGAAACTGTAATATTTCCTCCAGGTAACGGCAAGAAGTTTCCTTCGTTGAAGTTTGCGTCAGTACATCTAAAGTCTAATGTATCCGAAAGTCTGTAATAGTTAGGAACTAAAAACCCTTCGTATGTCCCAATATCTGCATACGAAATAGCTCCGTCGGTGAATGAATTTACAGCAGTAAATGAAGAACCATTAGACGACCCATATGTAAATACTTCGTATGTTACCGTGTATGTGCCTGTTTGTGGGATTACACTTTCATCTGGATTTGACCATTGTACATATGCGTCTTTATATTCTGTATCAAAGTCACCTTCAAAGAACCAAAAGTCATCAGTAACGTCGTTTGCTCCCGGATCCGTAATAGAAATAATTTTACTAACACCAGGCTCTAAAACTAGTTTATTGTTTGCAAGAGTATTGCCAGCCGCAATAGTTGTATCTAATACAACGTCTACGTTTGATTTAGTAGTATGTGTGATAGACTTCCATGTGGAATTTGATATCCACATGTTTGCCATAATTTGTAGGTTGTCGTTTTGGTATATGTTGCTAGGAGATCCTGCTTGATCTTCAAAATAGATAACTACGTTTTCATTACCAGTAGTATCTGCGTACCATACAACGGCTGCTGTTGAGTCTGTTCCTTTTTCTGGAATATTCGCACCGATATCTGAGTTGTATATATAAAGAACAGTTTGCCAATGCATAGAAGGATACGCCGAAGGAATCGTCATATTTGTTCCACCAGTATTAACAACACTATAATTCTTTTGTGTGCTATAGTGAATTTGACCAGCAGTCAACGTTGATGTCAATCTTGCAGTTTCATACAACCAAGGTTTAAATACACCTTTCTTAACAGTCGAACCAGTAGGTCTATAAAGTTTAGCATAAACAGCAGGGTTTGATTCTGAAACAACATAAGTTGCCGGAGCAATGATGTCCAAACCTTCTTCTGTGTCCAAATAAACTCTAAAAGAATCTCCGTATTTTGTAAAGTGAGTGATTCGTTTAGTTAAGTCGATCTTCTCTAATACTTGTCCACCAGTATATAATGCGTTTGTGATGAAATTAACTTTTTCTTTCTTAAATACATCAAAAACTCCAGTAACATCGTCCAACGAATTTATTTCTAAATAAGGGCCAAACTCCGTATTGATATTATCCGAAACGATATGTCTTGTTGTTCTTCCTTTAGGTGCTGTTAGTTCTACAGTAGAAGTTAATTCGTTTTCATAACCTCTAACATATGCCTTACCTGATTCAATTTTAACTTTATAATTCGCATTATCGTTTTCATCTTCAATGATTTCGATTGGGAAGTTTTTAGTTGTGTAATCACCAGACTCATCGTAAGTTCTTCTTGCTAACTCATCAACAAGTGATGTGTACGATGTACGAGAAACTGGTTTATTAACAACTCCATTTTCAATAATCACCATAGGTAAGAAATTTGTTCCGTCTACAGAGTCCGTTTCTTTAATTAGTTTTAGGTTGATTGAATATCTATCCGCACCTGGAGCATTTTGGTTATAAAAACCAGAAGCAGGGTCAAGTAGTCTAGGATCCGATGTTGCCTCAATAATAGTTTCTTCGATATCAAGTCCGACATTAACTGTCGGAATGTCGCTAGTATAATCTAAGAAAATAGTTTGAGATACCACAGGAACGAAATGATTTCCGACATATAAAATACCGTTTCCGATAGTTGCCTCTAACCCTTTGCCTATTGCAGACACCACACCAGCATTACCGAGAGCAACACTTCTTATAACGGTCATTGAACCGTTATACCAACTATTATTACTACATACACCATTAATCAACGTCACGTTAGGTAATGTCGTATCACAATGAGTATCGTATGTTTCAATAGACTCACCAACTACAAACTCGTTAGATAACGGTTTGATGTAATATACAGGCTGAGTTTCGTCGTCGTGTAGTTGCACAATCTTGGCAATAGCACCAGAAGTTGCTCCCCATACAACACGACCTAACCACGATGCGTCTGCTGTTGCTAATTGAATATAATGTCTTTTATTAACACCAATATCGGCACCAACAATAGCAGTTCCGTCTTTCCAAATGTGATTTGCTCCAGAACTTAATTGATTCTGAAGAATAGATTGGATTTGCGTCAACTCTCGAGCTTGAACAGAACGTCCAGGATTAAAAAGAATCCTTAAGAACTGGTCATTTGCGTCAAAGTCGTCGTAGTATGGAGCGGTATTGAAATTAATCGACATAGTATTATCCTAAAATGAGTGTCTAATTACACTAACCCTATATTTATAGAGTTAGTTTAAAAGGGATTTAGAATTCTACTACAAGTTTCAGGTCCTCAATTTGGTCAGGGGCACGAGTAATTGCACGTCTGTTTTCCAAATAAATCAACTGTCCAGTATTTTCTTCTAAAGATAACGTAGCATCAGAATACACAGAAGACTGTGCCTTTGAACCACCACCATCTAACTCTGGGTTACGTAGTAAACCAATTTGACGGAAGTCGTCGTTGTCTGGGAAACCATCAGAAGTTTCAAGTCTAACGTGAATTAGTCCGTGATGACATTTAGCAGAGAAGATAGCATTAGCATCACCAAACACTGCTTGTTCAGAACCAGCAAGAACAGAATCACCGTAAATTACAGGCATCCAGTCATTTGTAGTTGAGTTAATAATATCATTTAGTTCTAGTTTGTATAGGTAGCTCCATACATAACCGTCTAGTGTGTCAATTACTTGAGCAACAGTTTGAGCAACATCACCTGTCGCTCCAGTAGGACTATTAGAAGCAGCGTTTGGTAACCAAAGTCCACCAGCAGTTGCTTCACAAGTTGTTCTATCCGTTTGAATTGCTGAATAAGAACCACCAATGTAACATTTACCAAAACCACTTGTCTCTGCAGTCCAAGTTGCACCAGCTGCTGCACAGTCAGTTGCACTATTGCTAGTGTAATCGTCACAGTATGCTCCACCAGGCTCTTTCACACATTCATACACTCGGTACTCCGTGTTCATTGCAATAGAATGAGATCCAACAATAGAAATAAACGAACGACCAGCATCAGGGATTCCTGTTACACCTTCAGAACCATCAAAAGCATATGGGTCACCACTATCCCAGTCAATACGAGGAAGTACGGGAGAAATATCGTCATCCTGAATACGTTTAGCACCCACAATATCTGCCCAATATCTTGCCTCGTCCTCGTCTAAAGGGTCTGGTAAGATAAAGTTACCGTTTGATTCGTCATTTCCGTTTACGTCGTCTGCCCAAGCATCCGAACGTCCAAATCCTAAGTACAAGAAGTTATCATCAGCTGCAACACCAGTGGTTTTAAACTGGTCGATGAAAACCATCAAGTTCTGAGTTCTAAATTTACTGGTTACAATTGCACCCATGTGTTTACTCCTAAGTTAAATGTTTTATTTAATAATTCTATTTATAATATTTATAACGTTTTTTGTAGTTACTATGCCGGAAGCGGCCATATATTTGTCTCATCAATCGTAGTAGAGTGAATATGGTCGCCTAGTCCAGAACCTTGTTGACTTTGAATCCACTGTCCACCTTCAGCAACCATACCCTGATATACAACAACATTGTGATTATCAAAGTCCGAAGTCTGAGATACAATTTGGTATTGGAAATTCACAAGTCTAATAACTAAAGTATGTGTATATAATTCTGCGTGAATTGCGTCTGCTTGGAAAGTTTGAACCAATCCTCCACCAACTAAAGTAGCATATTCAGTTTCCGTTAGGAAATATGTATGGGTATGGAAACCTCCACTCAACATAAACTTATGAACATTTGTACCCGAACCAGGGAATCTATCAAACTGACTAATAGGTAACGCAAGGAACGTTCCGTCGTCGCCCAAGAAAGGGTTAAACTTCAACGAGTAACTATGGTAATGTGCCATGTTTCCGTTAGGTGAATCATACCAAACCGTTCCGAAGGTAGAATCCTGCGAGTTCACTAATAAGTTTGCAGTTGCTAAAGTAATAGGTTCACACATTCTACCTGAGTATGGTCCTTGTGTATCTAAAGAACAACCTTGATATAGTAAATGGTCATGCGAACCTTCACCGTCAATAAACGTAGAACCGATCCATATAGTCGGTGGGTTATTGACTTGTAAAATGTTATTAACAAACGTCTTACGTTTTAATTCGTTTTCAATAGTCAACGTAGATGCAGTAACGTCTACGTCTGTTGTGACTACTGGAGGTAATACAGTAGAAGTACTCGTTCCGTCTGAACTATTAGTTGTAATAGTTTCTGTCACATTTGTGATTGTAGTTGTCGTAGTAGTAGTCGTCGTCAAATCGCTATATGTTATAATGGTTGTATCGTCGCCTGCACTTGGAGTATCTGGATAACTAGTAGATACAGGAGATAATGGTGTTGTATTAACATTAACTTCAACCGAAGGTGGATTAACTAAAGTTTCATACGAACTTGCAATGTTTGTTTGGTAAATAGAACCACCACTTTGCTGAGCATCTGCTTCATTATTTGGATTCCATTCAATTGTTAAGTTATGCCAATGCAACCCTTCAGATGGACCTAAGATTTGCGATAGGTAATATCTACCAGTATCTTGAAGTGCATCTTCAATTCCACCACGAACGTATGTAACAGAACTTGTACAATAGAATACATTATTCAAATCGTCCCATTTAACAATATATAAGTGGAAATGTCCACCAGAGATAGAGTCGTAAAGGGTAACTTGATTTGTAATTCCGTCAATCAATTTATATGCTTCGTCGACACTTAACCCAACAGCATAATCAATAGTGCCATCTGAGAATGGTCCAACAACAGTATTGTTGAAGAAGTGTGGATGCGATCCACCAGGATAAGGGAAACCTGGAGAATCAAATATAGGCAAATTGTTTACTGATATAACCTGATTGTATCCTGTTCCACTAGGAATACCGTCTACTGAAACAGGGTGTCTGTGATCAGCAGGAGTTCTAATAAAGTATTGTTGGTTATCAGAAGATACCCATTGCTCTACTTCTTGTATAACCAAAGAACTGTTTAATGAGTCAAACGTTACATCATACTCATGGTAATGATTTTGGTAAATTGAAGAATATAATGTTACATTATCAATAGCACCTGAGATTAAATCCGTAGTTTGTGTGTTTGATAAGTAACTTGCTATTCTATCCGAGTTAGGACCAATTTGGTCTAACGAAGTATCATTAAAGTAATGTTGATGCGGAATTAAAGAACCATTAAGGTTATCCCAGTCATTCGCTTGACCAATAACAGCAGATGGTGCCTCAAACGACGGATCTCCATTCCAACCAACAGACGTTAATAGCCCATCAACTGAAGTTGGATGCTCATGAGTTTGCGTTCCTACTAATATGTACGCACCTGTATCACGCACACCCTCTTCCCATTCTGATGTCTCTTCTAATACAAATGTACGTTGTGCTGCAGAATATGTAATATCATAACCGTGATAATGACGACGAACTCCGTCATCTACAATCGAAGAATACAAAGTATGTATTGTGCCTTCTTCTTGGTTTGCGAGAATTTCTGCGGCAACTTGACTTAATGAGTTAGAACGTCTTCCGTAGTTTTCACCAAAAGAATCTAAAATAACATCGTCAAAGTAATGGAAATGTCCTTCTGCTCCATACTCATTCGCAATACTCACTACAAGGTTTGGTGCAACATTAACCACCAGTATCGATCGCAGGAGGTGCCCATGCTGTATCAGCACCGATGTCATATGGACCCCAAACTTCGGTGTCTGTATTGTAGTACCAACCAGCGGAAGAACCTAAAGGAATTTGTACATCAACTGCATGAGACCATGCAGTAATAACTGGGTGAACGTGAGAAGCAGGTTCGTTTTCTGTCCAATCTGGCCAGAACGCGTCCCATTCAGGCATTTCAATATCAGAAATTTCAACAGTGTCAAACATCTGTTCTGCGAAGTCGTATGTTACTTTATACCCGTGAGTATGTGCTTTTTGTGTTGATGGAATTTGCTCAGGAGCATTAGGAACTTCTACTGAACTATATGCGTCTGTAATCTTAAAGATTTTAGTATTATCTGGTCCCGCGCCTGAAGGCGGTTGGAATGTGTTAATACCCATACGTGTTGAGAAATATATTTCTCCCGCTGAATCTTCGCCCATAGACAACACCGATTCATCAAACGTAGTCAGTGTAACGACTTCAGTAACTGGATCCCAGAAAGATAAAGACTTTCTTGTATAACCAACATCGTCAGACCAACCTATAAACTCTAATATATCATGTCCTTCTGGGTTAGTTTGTCCTATAATGTGGAACAATTCATCAGCAGAACTATATGTTACCGTAAATGTATGAACATAAAACTCAGCATGAATCGTGTCGGTTTGTATTGTTACTACTGGACTTCCTGGATTTGTGTGTAAAAAATCAACCTCGGCTGCGGTTAAAGTCAATGTATGACTATGTGTTGCACCGTTGACTGCGTTTGGTAATACGTTAAAGTTCGCAGAAAGTCCTGCAATGTTTTCTTCTAGTGTGTATAATCTACCACTAGTACCTGCCCAGTTCGTGCCCCAGTCACCAAAGACATACTTGCCTGTCAATTCCGGAACTTCTGTGCCCTGATAAACAAATCCACCTAAGATGGAAATACCAGTACCATGAGAATATTCATGTATAGGTTTCTTCAAGTCACTCAAGTATTCTAACGTAGTAGTATATCCTAAGTCAATTGCGATTTGGTCAATAATGCTTTGTTGTTCTTCATAGTAATGATATGCTTCCATTACTCTCCAACCATAGTTGCCACCAATCTCAACAATGTTCACTTCTTCGAATTTGTCTTGTCCAACATCAGCACACCATAGTCTGCCTTGCACGTCGAACGAGAATCTCCACGGATTTCTAAATCCGAATGCATAGATTTCAGGTCTAAACGGTTGTGCTTCTGCTTGTCCTTCTTTGTATATTGAATTAATGAAAGGGTTATCTGCAGGAATTGAATAAGGAACTGAACCGTTAGTTGAGTCCACGTCAATTCTTAAAATGTTACCTAAGAAGTTTGTAGGGTTTTGAGCATTACCGTAGTCACCATGACCACCATGTCCTTGTGCCCATGATACGTCACCAGCAGAACCACCATCACCTAAACCAATGTAAAGGTAACCATCTGGTCCAAATGCTAACTCACCACCATTGTGGTTAAAGTCTGGTTGAGGAACTTCTAGTAGAATTCTTTCTGACGAAACATCAGCAACGTCCCAATTACCACCAAAAGTAGCAGTAAACTCGGATATAACAGTTGTAGATAATGGGAATCCCCAAGCACCTGTGCCTCCGCCTTGTTCTGTCATATAGTAAACGTAGAATTTACCATTGTTAGAATAATCTGGGTGGAATGCTAAACCTAATACACCACGTTCGTCATAGTTCGCAAAAGAACCTAGACCGATAACGTGTTGTAATGAAGATAAGTCCATGAACAACAATGGTGCTGTATCAGGAACTGCCCAAGTAGATAAGTTTGTTACGCAGTCTGCTTTATTGACAGAAGTATTATCTGAACATTCTCCTGCAACCTTTTGTAAGTAAAGGAAACCTGATTGATCAACCAACACAATGTAGTCTTCATTCATTCCAGGATATGCTTCTATTGTAGCAATATCAGTATTAACGGCCACCTGCTGCACACCAATCAAGTCGTCAATGTTACCCGAACCAGGAACGTCTTGAATAAAGTTAGATGAATAAATTTCTACCCAATCAACGTTAGGGTTTAATTCTGGAGACCAAATTTGATTGTGTTGTAATGTAATATCGGGGTTCATTAAGAACCCACCAACATAGGAATCAGGAACATCTAAGAATACGTTTTGTGGCCAAGTGTTTCCTAAGAAATCCATTCCTGCCATAATAGTAGGGTCTACAGGTAAGTCTGGTTTATAGTTAAAACACAACCAAGTTGTTACTGGAGTGTACACAAAACCATGAGTCATATCGTTACCACGCCAATCTTGTTTAGTTTCCCAACCTGCGTCGTAAGTTACTGTATATTCGTGATAGTGACCTGAAGTGATTTCACCCCAAATGTTTGTAATTGTACCACCAATAGTAATTTCAAATTCATCATATGTTGGATGACCTTCTTTATCTAAAGCTCCAACGTTGTCGTAAAGTGTTACCGAAGCAATATCACCATCAATTAATTGTCTTGCTTGTTCTCTTGTAAGAGGGTCTGCCATACGACCACGTTGTCTATCAACCAACTCACCTTTAACGAAGTATGATACATGTCCTTTAAGTGGTGGTAATTCAGCAAGAGTAAAGTAACCCCAAGAATGTCCAACAGCATTACAAGATGCTTCAGTTGAAGCACAAGAACTAGGGAATTCCCAAGTCCACGTTCCACCAGCGGCTTCACATTGAATATGGTCAGGAGAGGTTCCATCATCACAAGATGATGGTGGCATAGCATTCCAAGTATCTCCCATATCTTCACAAACTGTTTGGTTGAGATTGCTCATATTAGAACACATAGGAGGCATCCAGAACATCCAGTTACCACCATAAGCGGCAACACAGTCTGTAGGATTATCATAAATTGAATTGAAACATTCTCCTCCACCATATGGATGAGTATTTCCGTTGTATCGTGGATCTTGATGAGAGTCTACCCAGTCGCCCCATAGAGGAGGAGTCATAATTCCACCACATACAAGGTTTGCACCGTGCATCGCAGGAACTTCGAATGCTTCACGGTTTAATAAGTCACGAGTTTGTTGGTATGAAATGCCACTAGCGTCTATCGACTTTCCGTGTACCAATAAATTCTTTAATTCTGTTCCGTCAAATGCGTGAGTATGGAATGCAGAAGCACCAACTGCCATTTGAGGTAAATCTACACCTTTAGTTAATACTGTGTCGACCATAGGGGCAAAACCGTCTACCTGACCGTGCGTATGTGTACGTATTCCTCCGTCAACATCAAATGCTTCAATATGCACAGCATCAATAATATCGTTCGTGTTACCGTAAATAGATTGAATTATTGAATTTTCTCTATTCTGTTCCCAAAAACGGTAGTTTTGTTCTGGTGCGTATGATTCTACTTGAACGAACGTAAGCTGGTGTTCTAAAATAGATTCAAGACCTTTAGCAACCAATAATTCCCAAATCTCACAACCAACCATACGTCCGTCGGTTGCTTTGAATTCTTCGTTATAAGTTCCTAACCAATCTACAGTCTCGTGTGTCCAAGTATTGCCAGACGCCGTCCATGTATTCGCAACTGCTTGTGCAGTCCATAAGAATCCGGCACCTTCGCATAATAATTCTGTAAATAGACCATTAGCACTACTAGAACAAGAACCAACATTTAAACACGAATATTCGTCGTTGTTGTAAGTTGAATCTGAACAGGCACCACCGTCAACACATTCTGCGTATGCTGTTATTGATGGGTCTGAACATACAGAATTTGTTGTTTGGTATTCTTTAATACCTTTAAGAGTTCTGCGTATATTTAATGTATTATCTAACGCATGTTGTTCTGCGATATCAAGAAGTTTGATTTGCTGATAATATGCCAATACTAATTCTTCAGGGAATGCATCAAGTCCTAACTTAATATTTTCATTCATCGTGAAGACTTGATACAACTTACTATGAAGTCTAGTACCAATCAAATCAGCTTCTGTTGTAATATCGACTAAAAGGTGGTCCGTAGGATGATTCCAATCTAATGGATCTGCAATTTCAGATCTTACTTCAGTTTTCTTTAGGATCTCTAATACATAATCCTCAAACCCTTGGTCTAAGAATTTCTCAAACCCTTCATGTTCTTCGCCAATTTGAGTTTCTTTCTTGCTGTATATGCTCTCAGGTTTCCATTGGTCGTCAACGAAGATCCACTCATCTGTCATATCTGAGTAATTAGATCCTGCAATATGTTGTGCCCACTCTCCACCTGCAGCAAAACAATTAGTGCTTGCTGTTAGCAGTTCTGCGTCATTACCATAAGAGTAGTTGCCTGTCGGTTCAGAACACTTCCAAACCTTTGTTCTGTAACGTTCTTCACCTTTAGGTAAAGTTGTGTTGATTATTGTTCCGGATACTACTACTTCGTCTTGACCACTTCCTTGAGGAACTCCGCTGACTACATCTTCACGTGTAGATCCGTCCCAACGCATATGATTCCAAGGAATAATAACATCCTCTTGTAATTCAAACGTTTCTGGTCTTGTCCAATCGTATGTTTTGCGATGAGTAGTGCGGTAACTTTGCCCTCTAGTCCAAGTTGCTCCACTATCAATACATAAATTCTCGTCTGTAATTTGGTAATCCGAACATTTACCGATAGGGTAAACGTCAACAGCAACATCAAGGTATGCGAATATCGAAATAAGGTACGCAGCGTATTTTTCAGGTAGTTGCGTTCCCATAGGAACTGTCGACTCAAACATATATTCTGCGAATAATTTAAGTCCAACTGGATGCACTAATTTCTTTAATACGTCTCTATATGCTTGTATAGGAACGTCTGAACGAATTACATAAGAAAAGTCTTGGTAGTAATTGTTGTCTTGCATCTTACGATCTGAAGATAAGAAACCTGTAGAATCAACCCAATAACCGTTCGGTAACCAAACAGCAGTTTTAATTGTATTGTCTGTTTCTTTTAAAGACTCACATGCAATTTTAGTTTGCGGAACGTTTGCTCCGTAAGTAGTACTCCACGCAACACCATTAATGTAACAAGTGGCAGGCGCAATAACACCATCAGAAACTACTGTTAATTTATTAGGAGTAGTTCCACTAGTACCAACCTCTTCCCATACTTCCTCACCTTGAACAAAAGAACCTTCAACCTGAGTCAAAATTAACCTTTCTGGTTCTGGCATAGTAGCAAATTCTTCGATGTCTACAAATGCAGACGCACCAGAAATTTGTCCAATTACTTTCTTATTATAAAGTTTCTTTACATCTTCTTCTGCTTCTGAAACTACTAACCATTGTGGTTCATACCAAACTGAACCAGACGACTTCAACATAAAGTCTTTAGGGTATGCTACATATGCTTCTGTATTAAATTCACGTCTGAATAGAAAGTCCAAAGCACTTTTAGTACCCTTTTCTTTATAAGATTCTTTAATATTCTTAGCAAGGAATGCTTTATTTGTGGTCGGGACTTCCACACCAATTGCTTCTTGTGGTATATTGTGAAGGTATTGTTTCTCAAATTCTGGAATGAATTGGTCTAATGTGTGGTCAATATCAACATTTTGAATTAAATCTGATATTTGTTTATATTCACCCAACTCACCATTGACGTCAGCATCACGCTCCAAGTATTCAAAATACTTTTGCATGAATGTAACGAACATAGGATGGTCTTCTTGAACATAGTCCGGAACCATTCTTTCTACAAATATAGAAAGAAACTTCGCTGGTGACTCAGTGAATTGCTTATTAGACATAATTACCTTTATCTATTAGATGGGTTTGACAATAACGTTTGTACTATTTAGTACCAATAGATTATTACGTATTGTGCTGATATCATTAATTTTCGGTACACCATATAAAGATATTACTGTATTGTTATCAAGGACTGGGTTAAATCCAATTAATTCAATAGTTCCTTCTTCGTAATCAATGCTTCCTTGTGCCGTATTAATGAATCCTTCTGCTATAATATCATAAAGCAATACATTACCTTGACCGTCATCTAACAATGCCATTTGAGACCCGTCTGTAGTAGAACCAAATACAGAAGATACAACAGAACCTGGATTCAATTTATTATTAAATTTGAATATGTAGTTACCGATAGTATTAGATGCTTGAGTATAAAATTTCTTATAAATCTTTAATGTAGTTGTATTATTAGTAATAGAACCTTCTGCATCATCAATAACCCTAGTCATTTTAGAGAACTTCAAATCAACTTTAAATTCAGTAATCTCACTCTCAAAGAACGCAGAAACAGAATCTCTAACCGAGTTCTGGATCTCACCGAGAGATAATGAAGTTTTCAGTGGATCGAAATTAACTGTTGTTTCGATATCAATATACGTGTATTCTGGAGTAACAATAATAGGGTTAATTGCTAACATATTATATTTACTAAGAATATCATCTTTAATATGATTCTTAGTAATAGGAGATAACTCTAGACCGTGCTTAGGTTTAATTGATATAAACACAGCACCGTATTGAGGTGGATCATTGTCTTCACCTCCCCATACACTGATAGAATCAATATTAGGGTATTTTTCTAAAAGAATAGTTTTATAATCTTCGGCAGTTACAGCACGGTTTTGTCTTTCATAAGACTTAGGTGCTGTTTGTCTAATTGATTCAGTAGATTCTGCAGATGCACCAAGGTTGGAAGAGTTTACAGTTTCAATAGTAACTCTATTTGAATCATAATTTTCACCAATAGTAACATCTAGTGAAAACAGTTGGTCTCTAATTGTAGATGTATAGTTTCCGACTTCGCCATTAGTTGATAAATATTCAACAGAAACGGTTTGTCCTTGTTTTGGAATTTTACCAAATATACCATTGCCAAAATAGATTTCAGTAACTTCATCTAACCCTTCTTGTACAAACCATACTTGAGAGAAAGGAACTAGTTCTGACAATAATTCATTATTAGTCCACGGAACTGAAAAAGTTGATGGTGGTTCAATAATACCCAAATCGATAGTAGCTCGGTCACATCCTGCGTCTCTAATAAAATACGATTGGGTGGCTGTACCATCAACGTCCCACTCTAAAGTTTTCATTGTTCCTTGGTTCACTTTGATTTCACCAGTGAAGTCTCCAGACTCATCTGGGAATATATTCACAGTTTCTAGAGCAACGAATTGTAAAGCAGAACCATTTACTGTAGATGTAAACGTTGTTCCTTTTTCAACAGGAATCGAAAGTGGGTCAAGTCCAGTAGTATCAAAAGATAACTTAATAATTGCCTCGGAAGAAGTAACTGAACTTGGTGTATAACCAATAGACTTTGCGTGAGATACTACCGAATTTCTGAGTGTTGCTGTATCTAGGAAGGACTCATTGATTGCCATATTAGCATGAAATCCCATATAATGAGTAGTATATGCCATTACATCTAACATAACAGACATGCCCGACCCTTCAAAATCGTAGTCAGTAAATGTGTCTTGGTCTCTTAAAAAGTCCTTGATATTCTTTTTAACGTTATCAAATTCTAATTCTGAAACTTTTAATTGTTTATCATGTTGTGCCATATTACACCTTTATCTTAATCTATTTAAAAAGAACTCAATTTCTCTCATTGCACCACCAGAAACTGGAGTATATCCAATAGAAACATTATAAGCATTTCTTTCTTCCTCTGCCGTAATATTTACAAAATTTAATACTATCCTTGGTTCCCACTGATGCAATGCGTTTTCAATTTGTGCTTCAAGGGTGATTCTGCAGGTAGAAGTCATCGGTTCAAATAACGAGTGATATACATTTGAACCAAAATCTGGGTTAAATACCCTTTCACCCTTTCGAGTTTTGATAATGTTTAAAATAGACCCAGTTAGAGCCTCATCATCGTATCTACCAACAATATCGTCCGTGTGTGGGTGCACAATCATATCTAAATCGATATCTTTATAACGTCTGTTGATGCCTCTGCGTATCGGTTTCATCTATAATCCCTTTATATCACTATACTATATTTATACTAACCATTAGCAATTACGTTACCAGAACCTGTCGAATTTGCGCTCCCACACGCAACAGAATCGCCTACCCTTGCTAGTGGTCTACTATTTACAAATACTGTAGGACTCCCTGATGCTTGACTACTTCCGTGGTCAGGACACACCACACAACCGTGCTCACCCCAACCATCTCCGACTCTATGTGCACCACGACTATTAATCATAACGTTTCCTGATGCTGATACATTAGCTCTTCCTCCGTAGCACCCGTGCCCAGTACAAACATCACCTAACCTGACTGCTGACGGCATTCTATAACCCCTTAAATGCTGACGATGTAGGAAGAACTGAACTAAGTTCAACATTTCTTGCGTTCGTTATCATATCGTTTGATTTCATACTCCCTGATGGTAATCCAGATGTTCCTTTTTGGCATTTCCATAACCCACCACTGGCTGCACATGAACCCGCATCAGTATCATACACCTTTCCTCCAACACACCTACACGATGTTATATTAGAAAAATCACCAGAACTAATTGCGTTTTTGACCGCATTTGTGTCAGAATCAAACGAAGAAATATTATCTTCAAAGGAATTAGTAGAACCTGGAGTTTGTACCTTAGCTCCTGTTGAGTTTGAGATATTATTCGCAGATTTAGAGAAAGGGGTTTTACCTTGTTCCGGTCTTCTAGACGCACTTGGTGCTCGTGGTGTAAATGATGTTGCTGTAGCCGACCTTCCTACACTCCTATTTATTGATTTTGATACACTTTGGGATTTTCCGACACCAGATCCACCTGAGTTTGACGGTGTGTCTGCTCCTGAACCTGGAGGTTCTTCTGTTGCTAAATCATTATCAATACCATTCTCAACAGCATTCAAATCGACATTTCCTCCAGAAACACTTTCTGTTGCTAAATCATTATCAATACCATTCTCAACGGCATTCAAATCTGTAATTTCGGTTGTTGTATTGAATAAATCAGAACCACTTGCAACATCATCAAACGAAGCGACACCCAACCCTTTCGCAGCGTCCGAAATTGCTTTGTTTGTTGGGTAATATTTAGAAGTAGACCATGCTCCACCACTTGCTAAACAATCGGATTGGTTTGACCCAACACCGTCCCTACATGACTCAGAAATAATAGTTTTAACAGCATTTGTATTATTAAATGCTTCAAACTCAACACCTTCTTTCATCTTTTTAAAGTTATCTAATGCTGGGTTGAATGAGTTGTTCCCTGCCAGAGCTCCGGCAGTCACAGATTCTACACCAGAAATAATAGTATTGTCTTCGTCTCTAACCCACTCTGTTCCATTCCAACTTTTGGTATATGTTGCTACAACTGTCCCACCATCATCCAGTCCTAAAAAATCACTAAGTTGTTCTCCTGACGATTTTACAATATTACCAATACTTGCTGTAATACCTCCTCCGATATCAGTACCAATAGTTGAGAAATACTCACCAAAAGGAACTGCACTTGCTCCGACTTGGTTTAGAGAAGAACCTCCAATTAATGCTGTTGGTGTGTCTGGTGCAAATATATCACCGATTGTATCGCCCACATTACCACCAAGCAATCCATCATATAGATCTAGAATATCGTCCATTACTGGGTCTGTGATTGCAGAAAACATCTTATTATTATTCACCAAAGCACAAGGGTCACTTGTTGCTAGGTTGGTAAAGGCTGCCCATTGTGCTAACTTGTTTAGAATAGCATTCATAGATGCTAAATCTTTTGCAACCAATTGATTCAATGCGTCTTTCATCCCTGTACAGAAGTCATTAAATGGTTGCAATAATCCCTGAACTGCGTCAAGGTTTGTAATCATATTAGCAAGTTTATTTGGGTTTGTTGCGTCTTTTATAATCTGCTGTACACGGGATTGTATTTGAGGTAAATCTCCGATACCTAATACGTCATCTAATATACCTTTAGAATCGAATAGTGTAGCAAAACCTGCTGCACAATCAATTTCGTCTTTATATTGACCTAACGTATTGGCGAGATCCCTTCCTGCTTCTTGAATACCAGTACTCTTAATATAGTCCTCAGTAGATGCTTGAACTAAGTCTTGAGCATAATTACCACATTCATCAAATGCATCAGAAAGGTTTTGTATCTCTTGCATCTGTTGATAAAATGCATTACCGTGTCCAGGAAACCCTTGCTCTAATGTGTATTGATCCAAGTTTGCTGTTACATTTAAACTTGTAGATGCGTTCTTCATATTATCAACAGAAGACATTGCAGGTGATTTTAGTAAACCACCAACTTGCCCCATTGCATCATTAACATCGTTGAACATTCCCATGACTTACTCCTATGGATTTAAGTGTATAATAGCACCTTTAATGGTATGATTCAATGCCGACTCATCCATTTTAGTACCTGCTGTCATAATCTTAGTATTCCCCATCACATTAACATTCCAAGCACCTGCGACATCCATATTCATATCACCGTCTACTTGTAAGTTATAATCTTCTTTAATATGCATATGACACCCACCTTCAATTGTCACATACAAATCCCCACCAAATGTATCCTTATCCTTTCTAATATGAATAAACTCATCACCCATAGTAATATGGTAATTATCTGCAACTACCTTTGTTACTTTTTGTCCCGACGGGTGAATTTCTTCAAACGTTCCGGACTTGTGCCAACGCATCAAACGTTCTGCTTCTGGTGTGTCGTCCCACTCTTCTATGTGACCACTTTCGGATTCACGCACATGGTTGAACGGATACTCTGCCGCAAAAGGGTTTTCTGGTTCGTCCCAAGTCGTTCCTGGGTTTCTTGCTAGAGTAACCCCAACATCTTGTACTCTAATTGCGTCACTTCCATCTTCTGGTTCGTGGTCATCATCTAATTGAGTTGTTTTGCTAGACCAAAGTTCCCCTTCTACCGGATCTTCAAAATCAACCACCGCACGTCTATGAGTATCTGGTTCTTTTAAATTCTCTTTTCTTGGATATTTCTTATTAGGATCATTAAATCCACTTTCTCCAGGCAAATCTAATGGATATCCTCCAAGAGTTCCCATAACAACTGGGTCTTGGCAATTTGTTCCGTCTCTAAAGAAACCAACAACATGCGTTCCTTCTACTGGACCGAGTGGAGTAGTTCCTATACCATTAACCGCAGCGGATGTAATGGGTTGCATAGGGTATGCCCAAGGCAAATCTTCCGTAGGAATACCTTCAGATATACCTTTAACCTTTTTTTCTGTGTGTAAATGAAACATTCTAACACGCACTCTTCCTAACCTCATTGGATCATCTCTGTCTTCAACAACACCAGTAAACCAAATAAAACTATCAAATCCCATTAATTGCATAATATATCCTATTGTTCCATTGTACTTTCATCGAGTTCAAAATCAAACCCGTCTTTTGAACATTCCATAGTCATTTCATAACCTGCTGAATTTATTTTATGATGGATAGCAGTAATTAAATAATTACCACTCATATATCTATCCATTTCTTGAGAATCGTATGTCGTAGAAGGTAGCAATAATTCAAAAGTATTACCTGCGAATATATTAGTATCACCAGGAAGTGTTAATTTAATTAAAGTAGACCTCAGTTCAGACAATTTCATATCATATAAAGGGTAATGAGACCTTTCTTCTTTGTCGTGAATATCATATAAGTAATTAGAACTCATATATCCTATATGTGAAGCAGGTTCTTGTTCTTTCTTAAATACGTCACCAAAACCAACATCACCCAATTTACTACCCTTTGGTGTGTTTGTGATATCATACGTTTCGATTGATTTTGTAAGTATATTATGAGCAATCATTCTACCACCATACATACCAGTTGCAGTACCACTAGAAATATTAAATCGAGTAGTTTCGTCATATGCTTCCGCATTATTACCTTCTATTAGCACTTCACCAATACCACCTTGCTTATTTCCTGAATCAACGGTTCCGGTGACCGTAATCATTCTGATTATCTCTTCTTGTTTGAGTGCTTCAATTGTGGTGAAATGAAATCCATCGTTATTTTCAAAGAATATGTAATTGCTGTCTCCCTCAACAGAAATAGAATGTTTTGCTAAAAAGTTAAATAAATCAAAAGGTTTCCAGTTAGGAACAACAAGGTTCTTTGTATATTTTGTCGGAGTGTTTGTAACAAGACTCGAGAAGTCAAAATTATCATCACCACCAATTTCTAAAATATCTAGTGCTGTGTATTCTACAATTTCAGAAGAAGTCATAGCATTAAACGACCGACTAATTTTTGTCGTATTATTCTTTACTAAGTATGGAGAAACAAACCCTAAAGAAAATGTTGTCTTACCTGTGCCGTCTAATACACGGTGGACATTTGATAAAGAATTAATAACAAATACCTTTTCTATATTATTAGTCTCCATATCTTCTGATGCATTTGGAGTTTCAATAAACACTTCAATAGTTTCTTCGCCAGAACCAATTAGTCCTAGAGTTTCAATAAAACCAGTATCGTCTTCAATCAGCAAATGACCAAACATACTGTTATTATATATTGATTCATATATTGATAGTTGTTGAATGGTATTTTTACCGATGGTGACCTCATCGCCTTTTATATTTGTCAATAAAACATGCCAATCACTGCACTGTTTCATGTTGATCAATTCTGACATATATTAACCTTGTTGTTGAGTTGGTAAAAGTTTCAATCTATCACGCATTTCTTTCACAACCCTTTTGATATTTTTGGGTTTGATTGTATTAATTCTCAACTTTAAATCATTCTGGTACATTTCATATTCAATATTAGTAATTGGTTCTAATGTAGATTCTGCATTATTATTTTCATATACATTATATTCTGCATCTTGGAAATGATGGATACCGTTAATATCATCATATTTCTTTTCTGTATATGCATATACCTCGTTGTCTGACATTACCCAATCATAAAAAGGGTCGTAAACATCATTGATTGCACAAATCACCCACCAATAATCAGGTGTTCCGTATAATACACTAGAAACTACTTCTGGAGTTTGGTGTTGCTTGATTTGAGTTTTATAATACTCGTCTTTAAACTCTTTAACTCCATCACTAATGGCAAACCTACGAGTGATGTCTGTTACTAAAACACCATTATAGTCTAATTTTGGTAATAATTCTGTATATTTCTTCATATTAGTATCCGCTCATGACGTCTTGTCTTGTGATCATCTTAACTTCTTTCAGTGTTATTGATATTTGCACTTCCATCGGAGAACCATCATGGTGTGCTTGCCATGATCCTTGAGAAGTATAATTAATTTCTACGTTTGTTATGAATGAGTCTTTAATTTTAAATAATGACGGATTTTCTTCATCTCCATCTAAAAACCTAACGGTAACTGTTGGTGGTATTGTTAAACGTCCTCCACCCACAGAATCTGCTGTACCAAACGGTTTATAGCCGTCTGCTTTCTTAGCTTCATCTGTTGCTGACGCGTTCATTGCTTGAATACTTCTCTTAAAATTCTCATAGTCTTCTCTTCCACCCCAATTATTTGCAGGTAATGACATACCTTTTAATGTTGCAATAACTTTCAATATAAGATTTTGCTCTGATTGACTTTTTGCGGACAACCTCCAAGTAAAAGAATGTCCTCTTAGGTTTGCACCTTCATATTTCATACCCATATTATTGTTATTAATACTTGCATTCGACATTGATGCTGTGTTATTCAAATTCGCAAGTGCATTCATTCCTTTCTTAGCTTCAACAAACCCACCTTTGTAGATTCCTATGGCACGTTCTGCCACACTCCACCCCCCTCCAAGATTTCCTCGATCGACATTCATGTCGTCCGCCTCAGAAAATTTACCAGTGTATGCCGTAGATAATTGCAAAGGCATTGGTAACCGTAATATACCAAGAAAATCGGTTTTTTGTTCACTTGATTGTGTATTAACCCCTTTGTCTAAATGAATACCTGATGTGGAATGTTTCCACGTGAAGAATGTCATTTCAGTCCAAAAATCGCCTGCAGATTTGTCTTCTGGGAATTGTACAAGTATTTCGCCAGCAATAATATCAGGAAGCTTATCTACGTCACCCCAAACGTCATTATATGATGCAACTCCTGCAGCCGCTCCATATGCCCCCAGTGTTAGTTTTCCTTTGTGCCTGACCAACCATTTTCCCGTTTCTACGTACCAAGACATAACGAATTCCTTTATTAAACTTATATCAACTATTTATATAAATATATGTGATGAGTTATA